GTTGGACCAAGAAAAGTTTGGAATGTCATGGGTTCTTCAAACTTAGAAGAGCTTAGGGATAGAACCGCAAATACAATATTAAGAAGATTAAAAGAAGATGTTTTGGATTTACCTGACAAAATTATCACACCTATATATCTCAGGCTAAAGTCCAAAGACTATGAAGAATTGATGGGTGATTACTATAACTGGTATGAAAAAAACACTGAAGAGTCTAAATCATTAACAGTACAATTTACAAAATTAACAAAAGTTAGACAAGTTATTGCCAACGAAAAAATATTACAAACAATAGAACTTGCTGAAAATATTATAGAACAAGGTAAGAAGGTTATTATATTTTGTAATTTTACAGATTCACTAAATCAAATAGTTACTCATTTTGGTAAAAGTGCGGTTAAGGTTGACGGGTCTATGTCTAAACCAGAAAGACAGAATAGTGTTGACCAATTTCAAGAAAATGATAAAGTAAAAGTTTTTGTTGGTAATATTAAAGCCGCTGGTGTTGGTATTACTTTAACAGCGGCTGAAGCTGTCATAATGAATGATTTATCATTTTTACCTTCAGACCATGCACAAGCAGAAGATAGAGCATATCGTATCGGCCAAAAAAACAATGTACTTGTATATTATCCGTTATTTGAAAACACAATTGAGGGTGTTATTTACGATATTCTAAATGCAAAAAAACAAGTTATTGCAACGGTAATGGGAGATAATATTGGGGGTGCAGATTTTGTTGAAGAGATAATGAGTAGAATTAACGAAAGGAGATAATTAAACATATTCATAATTGTGAATATTTATAGTTATGTCAGTAATATCAGAACCAGAAAGAAGTCAAATTTACACAAGAATAAAACACTTGTTAGGTGCTCCCATTAGGAGTGTTGAAGTAGAAGATGAAATGATGGATTCTTTAATGGAACTATCTATTGGGGATTACCAGCAATACATTTTGGATTGGCTTATTGAATCTCAGTGGGTTAATCTTGTAAATCTTGATATGAAAAATCAATCCGTGGCAAACGCATTGATTACAAGAACCATGAATTTTGAACAACAGTTCCAATATTCATATTCTAAAATTGTTGGACTACAAACAGTAGGTCCTTGGGTTTTAAAAAAGGATTATTTTACCCTTAGCGCAAATACACAACTTTACGAAATACCTGCCGGTAGGGAGGTTAATGAACTATTATGGTTTAGTAACCAACCATGGACAATGTTTGGACTTGGTGGTGTTGGAGGTGGATTTGGTTTCGATGGTATTGGACTTGGTGGTAACCAAGCAGGATATGCACAAATGGGGTATCAAGGTTCATACTTTATGATGTCAGGTTTTGATTATTTATTGAGAGCTCAAGAGGCTAACGTTTTGAGTAGAATTTTGGGAGGTTCTTTAACATATAGAATAACAGGATTACCTGACGGTAAAAAATTAATTCATCTTCACAATACGCCTGGTGGTAGGTTTAACTGGAATAATTACAGTTTATATGCGGGTAAACAAGTTTGGTATTGGTATTACGATACAACAGGAAAAGACAGAAACGACTGTTTGAAACAAAACCCTGATATAATTAAACTACCTACAGATGTACCTGTTGGAACTCTTGAGTGGGCAGACTTAAATGACCCGGCAAAACAATGGGTAAGAAGATGGTTCACCGCATATGTGAAAGAAACATTGGCTAGAGTTAGAGGAAAATATTCAGGAAATTTAAAAACGCCAGATTCTGAAATACAAATGGATTATACAAGTTTGTTGACAGAGTCTAAAGATGAAAAATCAAAACTTGAGGAAGAACTTAAGTTGAGATTGGAAAGACTAAGACCTGAAAAACAAATGGAAAAAGAAGCATTGATTGCTGAAAATTTAAATAAACAACTTAAGTTTCACGCTTTCCCAAGACAAATATATGTTATATAATTAAACTATGGCAATTATAAAAAATATACCCTCGCAAAGACTAATTCATGGTAGAATACTTAATACTTCTGAAGTATCAATAGTATCAGAATCTGAGTACTCAACACAAGGAGAAGACTGTGTAATTATTAAAGGAGTACCATCAAGTACTGTTATATTAGATTCAAGAACAACAGACCATACAGTTGTCAAATCATTAACAAACATCATAATAAAACCCGATGTAGGTAGAATAGATGAAGAATTTGATGAGATTGAAATGGGTAAAGGTGCCTGTGTCGAATTCAGATTTTGTGGTGGTAGTTGGTATATCTTATCATCCGACGGATTAAAACAATCATAAAAAAAAGGAATATGTAAAAAAAACATATTCCTTTTTTCTTTTAGTTAAGGTGTTCTTCCCACCCTTCTTCGGCCAATTCATACATATAATCAGAATTCAGACCTCTTTTCTCCCAATAACTTAATTCACCTTCAGATAGAGACATAACTTCTTCCAAACTATCTTGGTCACTTTCTTCAAATGGTTTACCATTAATTAATTCACATTGAGCGGTTGTGAATATTCCCCTGTCTTCAGGTTTATCAACAATTAATCCATCTCTAACCTCATCTTTAAACACCACCAATAACGGTTCAATTCTTTTATTAAATGTTGCAACCGCTCTTGGTACATTATATTCACCTGTCAAATCTGGGTTTGTTTCAAGAATGTCCGCTTTCAACATATAACAATTAACCATAACACCGTCTGTAATTAATTTTGCTCTAGGGTTCTCGTGTAATAGAACTGCGTTTGTATCTTTAATTTGTTTCGCTGTCATCTTTTGTACATCACCTTGAGATGCCTTAGTTCCGTTGTTAACATACATTATCACATCACCCAAATTAACATTTAAGTTTTCTTTGATTGCCAATTCCATATGAGCCATTCGGGACATACTATTACCTGCTTTAGTTTTGGTAGTTAACCTTTTTCTGTAATCGTCAAGTGATAATTTAACTTTAGCTCTTTGTGCGATTTTAGACAAAGGAACTTTTTTGTCATATATCTTTTGTAGATACTCATAATAATATTCCACAAAAGATTTTCCATCACCTTCCAATAACATCTTAACCCCCTTATCCAAAAACTCCTCAATATAAAGTGGTAGTTTCTTTGACTTAATACTGTTACCGGTAAGTTTAATCTTTCCTTTGGCATCCATAACTGCATAGTTCTTACGAGCTAAGTTAATACATGAAGGCCAAACACCATCAGTGTCAAGAGCCATTTCACCTCTCATGAATATGTCATTATATTCTGCAACATCGGCCTCAGGTCCCGTATATTCTTTACCTAACTTAACCTTCCAATTCAAACCACGACCAACATACTTTCTACTATCAACATCGTCAGGACTTGAAAAGTTCACACCATCCGTATCCATTACAAGCGGGGTGTACCCTTTTGATGTAAAGAATCTAATCATCTGACGAAGATATTGTCTACCCGTACAAGTAATCTGTTCTCCCATATACATGTCACCCCAAGCATAAACCTGTGGTGCGGACAACGCTCCGAACATAGAATTAATGAATATTTTAATCGGTAATTGTTTATGACCATATGATTCTGACTTCTTTTTATCCGTTTCATAATACTTCTCAGCAAGTTCTTTATATTTAATACGGGTATCACGAAACCACTTCAACATACCTTTCATTGCACCTGTCACATCACAATCAGGAAAAACATCATGTACGAGCTGAATGGAGGGGTATAGAGACGAGAAGTCTAACTTAAGTACATTCTTACTATACCCGACTTTAAGTAGTCTAGAAAGACCTCCTACGAAGTCAGTCTTATCTTCTTTGGCAGGAATGGCAAGTCCATGTTTATAAGACCAAGCTAACATCAACATCTTCCATAATGTTGCGGTACCCATTGTTGATACCCTCTCATAAGTTGTTGGAATCATCGCAGCAAGTAGGAATGAACCCTGATTAAACTCTTGGTCAACCTTTAATGTTTCATCCAAGTCATCATCAAGGTATCTCTCAACAATATTGTCTCCTGTAGTTTTAATATAAACATCAGTTCTCTTTTCACATATTTCATCAACCTTCAGGTCTACACCAACTTTCTTATATTTACCGTTCTGTATGTTTAACCAAAATTCTTCTTTGTTTACATACATCTTTCCAATATCCAAATGGTCAATATACACACGGTCAGGTGCTTCTGCGTTAATAAATTTGGTAATATACTTCAAACCGGCAGCTTTAATATTTGAATTAATTGCCTGAGCTCTTCTTACTGCATGGATAATATCAATCACATTATATCCCCATATTGAGGTTTGAACATAAGATTCTACCTCATTCGCCAACTTTAACATACTATCTTTCCTTGTGAATGAATGTTGGGGATGGAGAGATTTACAGACCTTTTTGGGGTCAATCTTTAAAATTCTACATCTTTCAAATATCCAATGCCAATCAAAGTTTGCGGAGTTATAACCACCAATAATACTTGGTTTTATCTCATCAATTATATTGAAAAACTCAATGATGGCACCTCTCTCTTGGGACTCATCCATACACTCAATGACCTTATGATATCCCTTATTGGTTTTAATTCCAATCATAAATATACGACCATCCTTTGGTTCAAGAGATGTAGTTTCCAAGTCATACACAAGTCTGGTCACTTGATTGTAATCTTCAAACCCTTTGAATAATCTTTTTTCTTTTGAGATAAGGTATTGTTCTACAGGAGGTAGAATTGTTATTTTGTCTTTTGTTTTGTCACCCCAAGGGTCACATCCTCCGTCTCTAAAGAACTGAATAAGTTCTCTATAACCTTTGAGGGATTTAACCATAAAAGTTAATCCGTTTTTAAGTCTTTCATTTCCCGATGTTTCAAGACTCTCAATCATGATACCATATTTGGTCATGGCTTCTTTTTGAGCGGCTTTAGAATCGTTGTAAAATTTAAGACCTTTTAAATCACCAACCCAAGCAAATGGGATAAATGTGTCTTTTCTGATTTCTTTTCCTTTACCAGGAATCTCCTTAATCTTGTAAATGGAGTTGGACGCGTAGTCAAATTCAATAGCGACAATAAATTCTTCGGGGTCGCTTCCGTGTAAAAACGATTCAATTTCTTCGTTAGATATCATAATATATTTTTAGAGTGGTTTATTAGCTTTCACAACATGTGAAATTTACCTTCCTATACAAATATAAAAAACTATTTTAACGAATCAAATTATAGATTGAACCTTTCAAAAATTGATTCTTCTTTATACACAATATTAAATTTTGTTAATAACTCATTAATTAATTCATTTTTATCTAATGTAGTGTATAAATTTTCTCTTCCAGATGATAAACATTGTTCAGAAGTAAGATTACCATATGAGACAACATTGTTTGTCCATATAATATAATAAGTCAACGATTCGGGATAATTAATTTCTATCATATTATTTATAAATTAACAACAAGGGTCTATTGCGGAAAAACTATCTTGAACATTAATATAAATTTCTTCTCTTAGGGGCAAGATTAAATTACCTTCGTCGTTTTTAATTAAAAACTCCCCTTGATATCTTCCAGTTTTGTTTGTATCTCTGGAATTAAATTGAAAATAAATATAATATTCAGGTGGTGAGCCGGCAGGTAAATCTAAAGGAACAATACCACAAGGGGCATCTATTATTTTAGGTATACCATTAGTTGTATCAATCATAGAGAAGTATATGGCAGAAACCTCTAAATCCTCCATTAGTTGTTGGTATCCAGACCTTCCATCTTTAACGACTTGCATTTTTAGAATTGGTAAAGTTGCATTCTTTTTTATAAAAAATTCCATAACAATAAATATATTGTTATGATTCTTTACGCAACTCCCTATCGTAATGTTC